AAAGACACAAATATCATTATTGATGGAAACGAGCGATTTATGCTTGCTACCAAAAACAAGCACGTAAAGAGCCTCATGAAGGATGATTGTCCTGTCATTTATGTTGAATGCGACAGTCTTGACGCTCAATTCATGCATCTTAGGCTTAACCGTTCTCGGGGAAATCTTCTTGCTAAGCCAGTATCTAGCATTGTTAGGAATTTAATTAATTCAAAAAAATACTGTAAAGAAGATTTTCAAGAACTCCTACAGATGCATCACGACGAGTTTCACTTAATGCTTGATGGGTCCCTGCTTAAACATCGTAAAATTTCAGAACACAACTATTCTCGTGCATGGGTTCCAGTTGAAGCAGACGCGAAAGCAACGGAATTACAGGTCGCTATTGAGCGTCCACCAAATGCCGATAGGTGATTAATGGTACAATTTGCCGAGCACCCAATTCAAGGAGTTAAGCAATGGACGTACCAAAAACTGGTTTTTTAAGAAGAGTTCTAGGAGCCGAACGCGCCGGCCGTGTTCGCCGTACTGCTCGCTCCATTCTCCAGACAGGTCGCAGGCGCTTGGGTAGAGGCGGAGTTCAGGGCGAACGAGCCAGAGACATTGTAAGAGAAGGTGCTAACGCCCTTTTCCGTCGTGGTCGTCCTGGAAGATAATTAATACATCCCCGAGGGGGAATCAATGCTAGTTGAAGTACGAGACCTCGTAACATACATGGACATATCGCTGTCCCTAAGGCAGCAAGATGCTGCTGAAATTGTGCTGTCCGGTCTTCAAAGCGAACTGGAATCATACCTAAGAAGACCAATTGAGGTAGTTGAATTTGTTGAGGAGTATAAAGTTCCCACTACTCACAACGCCATACCAATGTCTTCATTTTTTTACCAAAGTAGTCTTGAGTCTTCTTTTTATACCGCCAACGGCAACTCAAGTCAATCTTCAATGAACTACGCAATGCCGCCAGAAACTATCTATCTTCGTAATTCTCCCGTTGCCCGAGTATTAAGTGTTCAGATACAAAACCAATGGACAACACCTACATACCTGGGTGAAGCGGTGAGCAGGGAAGCAACTGTTACTTCGGCTACTAAAGTCGGAACAAAAATAACGTTTACCTCTGCTAATCATAAATTTACAGTTGGTCAATATGTAACAGTTACGGGAATTACGCCTATTGGTTACAATGTTCTAAATAAAAAAATAACAGAAGTTACTGCGAATACGTTTGTTGTTGTAGTTGAGGCTGGCGCTTTATCCGCCTATGTTTCTGGAGGTTTTGCAGAGGCAATAGGTAGCAACTACACAGTAAGAAGATACGGAATAGACATTTTCAACATTGTTGCTGACGATACTGTAACGATTACCTATGAGGCCGGATTGGATGGAGCCTCAATACCAGTATTCAAACTTTTGATTCTTAGAGCAGCAACTAGGGAAATGCAGAACATGCATGATGACGTTGTCGGTATTAAAGATTTAGAGCCAAGAAATGTCGCTCCACTTGAAACAGGATTTACCGACAGAGAACTAATGTCTGTTAAAAAATACAGAAGAGTCAGGGTTGCGTAAAATGCGCGTACGGGTTGAAGTAAACACGAACGATGCACAGGAACTCCTGCAAGACGTAAGAGACAGAGTGGAAGACTTGCGCCCTGTTTTTAGAAGAGCAAAAAAAGATTTATCAGACATCTACACAAAACATTTCTTATCTAACGGCAGTGGTAAATGGGCTCCGCTAGATGCCGAATATGGGGCATGGAAGTCTGTTCGTTTTCCAGGTGCACCAACACTTGTTAGGTCTGGCGGATTGTTTAAAAGTATTGAAACATTTTCAGTTAGCGAAATAAATCGTCAATCAGCGAGATTTGGTACCGACGCACCAGTGGCAAAATTTCATCAATATGGAACCTGGAGCATGCCAAAACGTGAGATTATTTTTGAACCTCCTATGTTTGCAAAGAAACTAGCCAAAGATGCTGAGCGCTACATCGCCGAGGGCAACTAATGGAACTGATGTACGGTGCTCAATTTGCCAAGGCTTATGTTAATTCTTACCTTAGTGACGATATTCCTATAAGAATTATTGACTACAGAAATGGCTGGAACGCAGACGATGAGCAACTCCCAACTCCGGTCAAGTTTCTTACTTACGAGCCGATTGCTTTAGACGAATGGCCAACAATAATAACCGTTGTCATGTCAACCAACAGAATTGAAAGAATCGGGTATTCCGACTCCAACCCCCTCTACAGGGTTAACTACACAATGCGCACCTACGTATGGGTTAGAGATGTTGGTTCCGCAGAAACAACACTAATGAGAGACAGATTCACGACGGTCGTTAGGTCGGCTCTTTTAGATTACCCATGTCTAAAAGCAACAGACCCACAAGAAACGTTTCGCTTGCAGATAGACGAAGGCTCAATGCAGGAACAATTTTCTGACTTAACGCTCCTCAAGGGGGACAGAGTCCTTGCTGGGGCATACATATCTTATGACTTATCTATTGACGAAGTTGTTGACAGAAGACCACTCGCTGATGCATCTTCTGTTGTAATTGAATTTAGTAATCTAGACTTAACGCCGTAAATAGTGATGTACACTAATTAAAGTCAATCAGGAGCAAAAATGACCCATTCACACAAAGTTGAAAAAATCAAAGGCCAATCCGACTTTGAAAATGACGGCTCTGGACATATTGTTGTCAAGAATATTTCCGGAAGAAATATAACTATTGGTTTGCCCCCTGTTTTGCTATACCCGGAGGATGAAGCATTTTCTTGCGACGATAACCCGGAAATCCTTTCTGCCGTAAAGTCTTACAAACTTGAAATTGTCAAGACAGAAGAAACAAAAGAAAAGTCCAAAAAAACAAAAATTGAAGAAACAAAAGTTGAAAAAGTAAAAGAAGAAACTTTAACAACAGTTGCAGATTCTACCGAGCAAGTTTCTGTACAATTAGACTTGCCAGACGACAGTAAGACGCTTAACAGCGACGAACTTTAAGACACGGAGGTCACATGCCAGGCGTAACAATTACTACAGCAGTTAGAACAGGTCCTACAAGCACAACAGTGCGCGCTTCGTCGCAGGCATTTTTCGTTGGACTCGCTGAGCGCGGTCCTGCTGATGAGGCAGTTCTCGTAACAAGCCTTGCAGAGTTTGAAGAAACATTCGGTGGATATGTAACATATGCATACCTTCACCCAACCGTTCAAACCTTCTTTGAAGAAGGTGGCACACAGTGCTACATCGCAAGAGTCGTAGGACCTGGCGCAACTTCGGCACAAGTCCTTCTTAACGTAGGTGGTGTAGGTGGTGCTAACTGTATTCGCCTTACGGCAAATGGCCCTGGTACATGGGCACACGATATGGATATTGAAGTTGTTGCTAGTGGCTCAAGTAAAAATATTAAGTTGTACTACAACGATGTTCTTGTTTTTGCAACAGGACTCAAGTCAACAACGTTGCAACTAGTTACCGCAATTAATAGTAGTGCCATTGCCTCAAAGTACATGACGGCTGTAAAGTTGACAGACGGAATGCCAGAAGTCAGTGCAGTAACAGCGTTTGGTGCTGGAACTTTTGTTGATGGTGATGACGACAGAACTGAAAACACGGTTGATACTACATTCACAGCATTTTCTACTGCTCTTTCTTTGTTCAACGATTCTTTTGGACCTGGTGCAGTTTCTTGCCCAGAGACAAACGCAATCAACGCAGACCTAATTGCTCACGCAAACACATACAACAGAATTGCAATCTGCCACCTTGCAGAAGCAGCAACGGGAATTACCGCAGCAGCAGCATCACTTGCTGCTGAAACGGGTTCTGAGCATGCCGCCCTCTACTATCCTTGGGTTTACGTTCCAACAGACGTTGCTGGTGTAACAAGATTGATTCCACCAGATGGTTACGCTGCTGGAAAGCGTGCACTTGCACACAACCAGACTGGCCCTCATCAGCCATATGCTGGTCTCATCTCTGCTGCTCGTTTTGTTACTGGTGTTGAAGTTGATGTCAATAGAACTCTTGGAGACTCGCTTGATACAGACTACGTAAACGCAATCAGAATTATTGCCAACACGGTAAGAATCTACGGAGCGCGCTCTCTTTCACTAGACACAGAAAACTTCAGATTTATTACGACTCAAGATACGGTCAACAGCGTTGTCGCTGAGGCTAACGCTTCAATGGAAGACCTAATCTTCGCCGTTGTTGATGGTCGCGGTGGTTTGTTCTCCTCAATTGAGGGAAGACTGACCGGAATCTGCGAAAGAATGAAGGCTATCGGTGCTCTTTACGAAGCACTTGATGTCAACGGAAAACTTATTGACCCTGGTTACTCGGTCAAGTGCGACGCTTCAATCAATACGACTGCACAACTTGCAGGAGGAACAGTGAAAGCGCAACTCGGTGTACGAGTTTCGCCAATCGGTGACAAGATTGAAGTTACAATTGTCAAATCAAATCTAACAGCAACTGTTACAGTATAATCAGGAGTAAGCGATGGCTAAAGTATCACAGAGGCAAATCCTCGCAGAAATTGCGCCAATTGGCGCTAATTCACCAAAATGGACAGGTTTTAGATTTGCCCAGGTTTCAGGTGGAGAAATCACCGCATCCGTTGAGAAAATCTACCCAGGTGGAGCAAAGTTCCCGGAAGTTCTTTGTGCACCAGCAGAGATTGGTGACATTACACTTACTGCTCACTACGATGACGACAGAGTGGAATCAGACACCCAAACCGGTATCGCAGCCAAGATTAAGACATTGAGACCGCTTATTGGTCGCGTGTACTACGACGTAACTGTCACAACGTACGACTGCGACATCAAAGTTCAAGGTCTTGACCGCACCTATGCAAATTGCCTTCTCGTTGGAATGACTGAACCAGACGGTGATTCATCATCTGGTGCTCCAGCAACGTTTGCTCTCACATTTGCTGTTCAAGGCGTTGTCTAAAAA